TGCAAAGTTTAAGAAAATGCCTTCTGTAGGACGGGTTGTTGGTGCGTTTACTGTTCAAGTAAATAACATAATGCAGATTGATAAAGTAATTGAATACTTTATGGAAGAGATGGGTATTATATTTTACTCTCATCGTGTTACATATCCAAACGCATTATCGGCGCAAGTATTACCAAAAGAATTAAAACAAAAGGTTATTGCAAAGTTAGAACGAATGAAATCTATTGTCCCAGAATATCGTTTATGTAAGGCAAATGCAATAATTAAAGATTTTACGTTACAACAGATTGAGGACAATATTAAGTTTTTACAAGGCGATGATTTAAGCGAGCATTGGCAAGATACTATTGAGTTTAATCATCGCCTTGATGTTACTCGCAAGCAAGGGCCGTTTGAAGATATTAATCCAGAGTTTAAGCCCTATGTATAAGAAGATTGAACCGTTCTGGAGCGATCATAAAAAAGCAATTAAGATAGAATGGAATCTGGGCAAACGCTGTAACTTTGATTGCAGTTATTGTCCTGCGTTCATACACGACAATACATCACAGCACACAGACATCAAAATACTGAAACGTGCTGCTGATCAAATTGAAACATTAGAAAGCCCGCGTGTTAGTTTTACAGGCGGAGAGCCATGCGTGCATCCAGACTTACCTGCGTTTTTAGAATACATACGCCCAAAGGTAACTTGGATTAACGTTACAACTAATGGCACAAAGTCAGCAAAGTATTATAACCATTTGTTAAAGAATTACGTAGATCATATGGTCTTTAGTATGCACTTTGAATACAACTGGGAAAAGTGTTTAAATGCTATTTTAAGCACTGCACAAGCTGCGCATAATAAAGCAGTACTAGCACACGTCATGATGCTGCCAGGGCGTTTAACACACGTTAAACAAGCGTGTAGACGCCTTCGTGAGAATAACGTAGCGTTTGCTTTAAGGCCTATACGCTGGACAGAAACCCACGATGTATTTGCAGATATGGATCGTTACAGTCTAGAAGAATTAGATTTCTTAAAAACAGAAAATCATAATCCACCGCCTAATTTGTATGCTGACGGAGAACAGAAGAACAGTAACGACTTGCTTATAGAAAAGACTAATCAGTTTTTGGGCTGGGAGTGTAATGCTGGATTGGAAAGTTTAATGATTAACTGGGACGGTGACGTACATCGTGCTACGTGTCGTGTAGGCGGAAGTTTGGGCAATATTTATACAGGCACTTTTGAAGCGCCTGTTGACACTATTACATGTACTAGGAATTGGTGTACGTGTGCTGCTGATATTCCGTTATCTAAGAAGATGTGCTAGTTCAGGAAATACATCAGCAGCATTTAATCCGCGAATGCCGTCTAGTTTATTTACATATTCTTTAAAGCCTGGTAACAAGTGACTGTTGTCTACTTCGTCCATGTGATCCATTACAGCTTCCCATCGCTTCCATCCATAAGGATTATGTATCCAAAAATCGTCGTCTTGGCGATAATTGTCCCACAGCCATATTTTAAATTCTGCAAAGCGCTCGCGTACTTCAAGTTTATCTTCTTTGGAAAGAATCTGTATGCTAAGGAATGTTGGAATGTAGAGTAGGTGCATGTTGACGAGGCCGCCGCCCATTTGCACGTTGCCTGGTACTTCGGCTACATTTAATTTTTTGAAATTAGAGTTAATTTTCCATTTCATAAAATCCGGCAAGTGTTTTATGTTGAATACTTGTATAGCCGTTGCTAAACTAATTTGTATGTTGTCGGGCGTATTATCTAACATACGAAGATTGCGCTCGACAGTTTCGAAGTTAGTCGGATGGCGAATATACTCGTCTCGAGGCCCGCAAGCATCCATACTGATAGCAAACTTTACCTTCCGGAACTTACTCCATAGTTCAATAAGCTCGTCATCAACTAGTAATCCGTTTGAATTATAACGAAGTAAAATCTTGTCTTGGTAACCTTGGCGCACTATCTCTTCAATAAACATTTTATGTTCTTTGATCATTAGTGGTTCGCCGCCTGCAAAATACACTTGTCGCAAGTTAGGAATTTGTGCATTCATTTCTTGCCAGAATGTATCTTTTTCGTGCCAGGAGTTATTAAAGTCTTTTTTCTCCCAAGCCATTTGTCGCTTAACTTCCGGATTCTCAAGCATTGGATATATTAGCTTCTGATCTTTAACCCAACGCGAACTATCATGCGGCGAACACATAACACATTTAAGGTTACACGTATGACCTAGTCGCAAATCAAGATATTTTAACTCATTAGGAACTGTACCGTCTTCTTGCGTTTGCTGCACAAGTTCTTCAATATCTACGCCGCTGTCTTCGTCATTCATCCATGTATACGTTTCCCATACCCGCTTGCTAATAACGCCTACTTTTTCTTCCGAAAAACATTTAGTACACGATTTAGGAACTTCGCCGGCGAGCATTGTGGTACGAACACTCTTCATATATTCGTTATTCCATGCTTCCATCGGAGTGTCACGTCCAAAATTAGCAGGCTGGCCGTTTTCCATTTTAACAATGCCAACTGTATGATCGTCGCCTGCGCCTGAAGCGTTAGCAGAACAGCAAAGTCTCATATCGCCATTAGGGCGCGTGGCAAAATGTATCCAAGGTAAAATACAAAATGTTGAGGATCCTGTCTTGGCAATTATGTTTTTATCAAATTCTTTCTTTTTATCTTCGTGACTCATTTTTTTCCTATAATCATATAACGGTCGTATTTTTCTGTATTAAAAATGCCTGAGAACATTGGGGCTAGATGAGATTCTCTTTTAAATTCATTAAGGGAAGGCGAGCAGTTAACATGCTCGTCTAGATCAAAATAGTTATTGCTTTGTAATACAACCATTGCCTCTTGAGGAACTCTATCAAACCAACGTGAATATTCAGTTGGTGTAATATGTTCTACGCTGGTATTTATTACTATGTCAAATTGCCCAGTGTACTCGTATTCTGTCATGTCGCATGTAACTGCTTCAAATCTTCCTTCTATCTCTTGTCGCTTATTTACGGTAGAGGCAATATCTTGGCAAGTGGGATCAATATCAACTGAAGTAATGTGGCTAGGATGAATTTCGCTGTTAAACAGTATTGACGCTAACACGCCATTCCAACCCCCATGAATAATAATACGAGGAGTGTCAATGTGATTACAAATATATAATGTTTCAACTAGCCATGCTTTTGATCGCACTTGGCCTTTCCAAAATGATTCAAGGGTGCGATAGCTATCATCGCTGTTACGTATTGCATCCATCCAAAAAAGTACATCTTCTAATTCTACTTTCATATTTTTCTCTTTGGTATTTTACTATCTGCTGACGACACGCATGTTGGTGTTACACACAGTTGTGGCTTTTTAAATAATTCAAAGCCTTCTGTCATTGTCCCAAGCGGTTGTTCGTGGCAGCTATAGGCACGTTTTACTTCGTTTCCCCTAATTACACAGCTTTGGTATCCTGCATTACATTCCCAGCCTTTGAATTTATTAAAGCCAAATGCGTTTAATCCTTCTGCTTGATTTAGCATGTAAGCATTACCGTCTACATCTTCTAAGCGGAATTGCGGTGCTTCAATAATTTCCTCAGTATACGAGCGTCTCATTATTTCTAATTGTTTATCGCTGTATCCGCCTACAATGTAACTTGCTGTTTGATCGCTTTGAGGTTTCATTGTTACATGAATACCATATTCATTTTGAAAGAGTTGAACTAAGTCATAATACTCGTCAAAGTGTTCAGGAACCATTACTTGGTTAACAGTAACTAGCACGCCTTTATCCATTAACTCTACGCACTTTTGAGCGAAGTTCCATTTGTCAGCAAACTCGGCGTGAAAGCTTGCTGATATGCTGCGACGGTCTAACGGCTCAGTAAGATCAGCCCAACGATTCCACCAGTTACTAGACGGGCTAAGATTTGTTGTCATGTGTACGCTTTGATATTCTGCTTCGTCGTCTTCAGTGTAAGCTCGTATTAATTTAGGTAGCTGTTTGAACGCTGTTGGCTCGCCGCCGCTAAAAGAAAAGTGGAATTTATTGAACCCATTGGCGCGAGCTTGTGCTTTGATGCTATCTAGGGTGCTAAAGTAAAATTCGGTTTCCTGGTGATCTATGACACTAGATCTAGCGTATGGCCAGCAATAAGAGCACGAATAATTACAATATCTAGCCAGGATCCAAGAAACGTTGAAAATATGGCTCTTTAGCATCGTTTCCTGTCCAACAACGGTTATTTTTTCCCACGGAATATTATCAGTCATATCTACCCTTTGATTCGTATACTAGATTAGAACATTGTAAAGAACATGTCATACAGTTGTTTTTACCTGCCCAGTAGTTTTTTAATTTTGGCCATAGTTCACTGTCTTTGTGAAGAACGCCGTCTTTAGCATTAGGTACACCAATATCTTTTAGCATAGCTTTAGAATCTTCTACGTTAATGTTTCTTAATGTATGTAATGTAATTGTTTCTTCAATTGGTGCTTCAACATAATTTGCAGCGACCCAGCAACACGGAAAAATGTCACCGTTTGCGTTTACGTAAATTTCTTTAGAATTAATGCACTTTGGATCAATTATGCTTGCGTTTACAAACTGCTTTCTTACTACAGGATCTAAAAACTCATCAAGATGTTTAGTTGGCTCTCTTTTATGCTTTGTTGGAGGATAAATGTAATACTCTTCATTGCCGCTGTTGTCTTGTACTTCAAACTTCTCCATATCATAAAATCGCGTAGTACTTACAAAGCTAACTTTATCAACGCCCATGTCTTTTAAATATGTTTCAAGTTCTTCTGTTTCGTTTTCGTTATGTGCAAAAACTAACGAATCAACGTGTGCTGTTCCGCCTGCTTTAATAAACGATTGCATGTTTTCAATAACTTTATCAAAGTTAGTATTCTTGCGATATAGTTCGTGCTTTCCTTTAAAGCCGTCAACTGCAAAAATTACGTCTGAGTTTTTGCCCATTGCTACTGCAAGTCTTGCCCACCATTCTGTATTTCTCATCCCACCGTTTGTATGAATCCCCATTCGTGCTGTAGGATTGCATTGACGAACGTATTCGTATATTTCTAAACAATCTTTAGCAAAGCACGGATCGCCATAATTACCGCACGAGTAAAAGTTATCAAGCTGCGCTAAAAAATCTTTAGGAAACCATTCTTTAAACTGTTCAAGAGATATATCTTGGTTACGAATAAAATCTCGTGTTTTGCCGCCGTGAAAATTTCTAGGACACATTGGGCAAGCTGCTTGACACTTATCAGTTAGCTCAATATGTAATTGTTTTATATCAGCTAAGTTCATTAAATTTCTCTGTAAGCCAGTCGTAGTCGTTTATTTTAGCTAACGCTTGACTGTTGTTTATATTATCTAACGCATATTGTTCGCCAGCTATTGCGCCAGCAATACACTTCTCTCCGTTGCGAGCTCCAAGCGATGTTTTCCAAATACGCAGGCGTTCTTCTGTTTCGTTATCAACTTGCCCTACAATACTTTTACTAGCTAATTTAACGCACTCTCTAAAGGCTGCGCGCCATGCACTAAGCGGCGTTAAATGAAAGTCGCTCTCGTTTGACACTTGCGTCATTGGATAAAATACGTCAGCAATCTTTGTTGTAAAATCCATCTCAACTGTTGGCAAATCTAGTACTTTTTGACGCGGTAATAATTTAACACCGCCGTTGCCGTACTCTAATCCGTTGACTCCGTTTATTGCTCGCCAAACATATACAGGATCATTAATAGGATCTATACATTCAAAACTAAAATCAAACTCAGGAACAATAATTGCATCACCGTCAACAACCCAAAACTTATTTGTAAATGCTTTCTTTGCTGCTGCACGATGTGCTTCTTGTATTCCTTTAATACCGTGTACACGCTTTGCTAAAGGGAAACGTTTTTTAAGACGAGTATAATTATCGTCTGCATTTTCTTCGTCGTAACTAATAAAAATAATATCGTACATAATTACTCCTTGTCAATCCATTGCTGTCTATCTAAACGACCAGGGTTACGATATACGCTTTTAAAGAAAGCGCTTTGTTGTGGCTCAAACGGAATGCACGGTACAGTTACGTCTAATTGATCTAATATTAACTGTCCGTATTCTAGACATAAAGACTGCACTGTTTTACTGTTAATGTTATTCTGCAACCATATCTCATTTAAACGACAAAAGTCGCGAACGTTTAGGTAATCCCAGTCAGTACACATTGTATAATACAATCCCATACGCGCTCCTAAGATAGCATGATAGCCGTTAGGGACATCGGCTCCTACTGTTGCCCAAATATACAAGCGATCAAGATTACGTTTATATAATCCGTAAAATTCTTCAACCGTAGGCTTAGATCCTTCGTTCAAAGACATCTTTACGCCTTCACGAAATCCTGCTCTCCATGCTTGCCACGGTTTTGCATTCATATGCGAATCTGAATAAACTTCATTAACTTGCTTATATGTCACATCCCAGCAAAAATCAACTTGCGCTGCTAGATTACTTGGATCAGCATTTTCGTGTGTCTGCATTGCTAACACATATTTCTTTGGCCATAGTTTAATTCCGCCATTGCCGTAGCGCAAATCGTTTACTACATTGCGGCCAGAGAATGATAACACAACTGTTTCGTCGTGGGATGGTAATTCTAAGTTGAAGAATTCTGGGCGCACAATGTTGTCGCCGTCTATTGTAAAGAAATGATCAGTTTTTGATATTGCTGCACACGCTTTGTGAGCCGCGTCAGAACCTACTACGCCGTGTACGCGCTTGGCGGCAGGATACTTGTGCTTTAGGTCGCTGTAATTTTTCTCTGCATTTGGTTCGTCAAAGCTGAGATAAATGATGTCATAGTCTGTTGTGCGCATAGGACTCTAATTTTTTAGTTGTGTATATACTAACACCGTTTTCAGGCAATGTCAACTCTATAGTATAGTTGTTTTTTATTAATTCGCTTGCACTAACTTCTATAATATGATAAACTCTACGAGGATCGTTTTTGGCGCAGATTGAAAATCTCAAATTAATTGCACAATCTTTGTTTTCTTCCAGCTTTTCTTGCATATCTTTATCTGCAACAAATATTAACTGAGAATCTTGCTGTATAATTGTAAGTGTTGCATCGATTATGTTTTCTGGTATCTTATAAAATGTGCTAGACGCGTCCATATACGCCACAGTCGGTGCTTTTAACCTAAGTATGTAGTGATATTTTTTGTAATCAAAGTCCACAAAATAGTTGCTTGTTGATTTATCACCGGTTAAAAAAGCTTTGACTTTATTGTAATCGATTTCAAAAGAATTTTCGTCCTCAAACGGTTGATTAGCAACTGCTAAAATCTCACCTGTTTGCGAATTAAAGTTGATATAGCTCAATTAGCTTCTCCTCAAATATTTGGACAAGCTCAGGAGTTACAAACTCTGATTCAACGTAGTGAAATATAGTATTCTGTGGCCAACCGCATATTGATAAATTAAGATCAGGCGTTAATGTATACGAGGTACGATCAAGCCATTTTTCTGCAGGTAAATTCCATCCTTGAATGCGGGGCTTCATGTGTACAAATCTTGGCACACTTGATGTAAGATGTTCAGGGCCATACATTTGCATTGCTATGGCTAACATAAAGTCCATTGACAAATAGTCTGGCTTATTTTTACGATAGAATTTAGCGTAATATTCTTCCCAGTTTTCTGCAATCGTAATTAATTGATTGTGAAATCGTGTGGCACCTTCGCTTTTGCAGAAATAGTGCATACCGCAATATACGTTAGGCAAGTCATTTGAGGTGGTTGCTTTTCTATTGCAATCGTTTACTATTGGTTGTCCTCGATAATCGTAAATTGTGTTTAAATAGCAAATATCTCTATACGAATAAAAGTCCCATATATAAGATAAGTTCTGCATTACGATAACATCAGTGTCAAACATAATAGTTTCGTCATACGGCGATAATGATTGCGAATATGTTCTGCCAAGTGCGTGAAGTTTTCCGTTTGGCTCTATTACATCTGGTGCAGGTATTAACTGATCAAACACTAGATCTTCTTCACCTGTAATTTGATCAGTAATAAGAGAGAACGGTTCCTTATTACCAGATGCTGCAAGACTTAATGCAAGTAAATATGCTTGCTCGTAACATTCTTTTCCTACTGCGTATGCTAAATAGCCCCTAGACATTTGTCTAACCCATCCTTATCCATTATGTGTATATTAGTATCAGAAATAATCAAGTCGCCTATTATTGCCTGTCGCGCTGTTAATATTTTTAATTCGCTTTGACGGTTTGTGTAAAATAGTTTTCCAGGCATTGGCTTAGCAAAGTCTGAAAATAAATTAAGTCCTACGCTGAATACGTGATCGTTTCTAAACATTCTTCCAGGTATTTGGTACATTGCTTTATAATGTATCCAGTGACTTTGTATATAGAGTAATAATTCCGAAAAGTCTTTTACTCTCTGCGTCTTTGTAAAGTAAAATGCTGTTGCCCAGTAAAATGCAGGACCTGCATCACTTACTGTTGTTGGGGTTGGTTCTGTTTCGTCTAAACATACTGCATCTTTGTATATTAAAAAATCATGCGGCTGTTCAAAGCACTGTAAATAATCATCATTGCATATAACAACGTCTGTATCTAGTACAAGTGTTTGGTCGTAAATTGATAATGCGTAAGCTTGCGTGCGCCAGTTATTCTTAAACGGAACTAATTCTCCGTCTTTGTTTGGGCGAGATGTAGATTGCATTGGAGCAAGCCTTATAACGTGATCAAATACAGTAGAATCAAATACAGTATCGTCATCAGTAACAAGCATAACAGGTAAATCAAGGAAATGCCTTGCTCGCTTTGCTACATCCTCTGCTTGCAGCCCGTATGTGTTATAGCCGTTGTCACTTGCAAATACTAATATGCCTTTTGACATTAATCATCAATCCCATGCAACTCGTTAAATGATGTATAAAAGCTATTGGCTGCTTTTGCGTATTGGCTGATTAATTTTTCGTAGAAATCTTGCATGTTGCTGATTAAAATAGGGCATTCTAAATCGTCAACTACCACAACGTCTTCTACTTTGTCGCGCATTAAAACGTTTATAAAAGAGATTTGACCGCGAGTGACTTCAAATTGACCACCTTGGTAAAATAGTATATTTTCTGATTTGTATTTTTCTTTAAGCACGCGGGTGTGCCTGATGCGGTGAGCCATTTTGTCGGCTACTACCATTAATTTGTCTATGTTTTCCATGAAATCCTCCTGCTACTATTATGTAGCAAGAGGTGGCATAAATTATTACAAGTTTGACTGAGTCGAATAAGTGCCGGGAATAGCAGTTACATACGTGCCTGCTGCACGATACTGTGTGATAACTGAACTGATAGTTCCGTTAACGTTTTCGTCGACCTCTACCCCGCTACCGTCTCCCGTATCAAGATCTTCAAATGATACCGTAAACTCTATAGTAGTTGGGTTCGGCGAACGCGCATAAACGATATAACGATTTTCTGCGTACGACGTACCTTGTTGTCTAAATATAACTTGGTTAGAACCAGTTAAGTCAAAATAGCCAACAGAAGATTCAACGCCAGCACCAGTTGACGTTGTAGCAGTAGCTCCAAATCGTACTGTACCCATGCTGCCAAGCAACGAAGTCCAGTCTGAATTTTTTGCTGTTGCAGATCCACCTGAACGAGATGCAGTAAGTCGTACTTGGCCGCCTGTATTAAAAAAGTTACGTATTTGGTCAGTGCTACTCCACGATGCAGTAAATACGTGATTAATTGACCCGTTCCACTGAGTGGCGCGCGAGGTACTTGTTGCCGAAGTAATAATTGCT